AACAGAATTTTAGTAAGGTGACAACATGAAACTTGTAAATGAAAGTAGTTCTATATTAATTAAAAAATGTGAGCCATTTGACTTTGAGAATCCTATAATGGATCCTTATGAATTGTCTGATGGGTTACAGAAGATTCGCCGACAAGATGGTGGTGTTGGTTTGGCAGCACCTCAAGTGGGTATAGATACACGAGCATTGGTAATCGGTATGGGTAATTTTGAAACAGAAGGTGTGAATGATTACGATCAGATATTTTTTAATCCTGAAATTATTGAAACTAATGCAGAACAAATGTATATGATAGAGGGGTGTTTGAGTTTTCCTAATTTGTTTATTAAGATTAAGAGACCTACAGAAATTATTTTAAAATGGGAAACTGAAGAAGGTACTGAATGTAAAGAAAAGTTTATTGGTATGACATCCAGAATATTGCAACACGAAGTAGATCATCTTAATGGTATTACTTTTTTACAGAGAGCTAATCGTTTCCATTTACAAAAAGCTCAGAAAGATAGAAAGTTATCAAATAGAAGAAAGGAAAAAATAGATGGTGAGTAAAAGTAAAAATAAAGTTTTTGATTGTGTTATGACTCTAATAGGTAGGAGATTACCACATCGGAGTCCAGCTTTTGATAAACTGAAAGATGATGACTATATTACTTTATTAAGTTGGTGTGAAGATTGGGAACCAGAAAAAGTATATAAGACAGCTTATAAACAATCACATATAGATTACATTCAAACCTGGGATGAATGGTCAGTTGATATGAAGCCTTTACCTTTAGTGGTAAGGGAAGAGTTAAAGAGAGCACTGATAATGCATGAAAGACGAGGAAATTTAATGTCTATTAGAGCTTATGCTTGGTTCTATGATTTGGTCAGCCGATTAGCAACCATAAGCTTTTGGGCATTAGTCATTATAACTTTTTTATATTGGATTGCTTGACACGATCATAATATTATGGTATAATGTATATATACATTGTGAAAAATGTATAAATAGTAATAGAGAAATGCCTTAGGGGTTTCTCGCTTTATAATAACCTTGCATAAATGGAGGCAAATAAAATGGTTACACAATCTAAAGCAATCGCAAACATCTGGGATCAGTTCCAGAATTTCGACAGAAACACACTAACACCTTATGCCGTAGGCTTTGATCGGGTATTTGACCGATTGAATGACTATGCAATGCATCAGGCAACCTCAACAGGTTTTCCACCTTACAACATTCGTAAAGAAGGTGATACTAATTTCACAATCGAATTGGCACTTGCTGGTTTGACCCGTGATGAGATTGAGGTTGAAGTTGCAGAAGGTGTCCTTACAGTTCGTACCAAAGAAACAAAGGAAGAGACAGAAGGTTCAAAGCTTCTTCCAGAGTTTCTTCATCGTGGTATTTCCTTTCGCAAGTTTTCCCGCAAGTGGACTTTGGCAGATGATATTGTTGTCAAAGACGCAAAGATGGAAAACGGTATGCTCTTGATTCATCTTGAGAGAATCGTACCGGAAGAAAAGAAACCAAAACTAATTAAAATTAGTTAAAATCAGTGTGGGGTGGCAGACACACGTCCCAGGGTCCGCCACCAAATACCTGTCGGAGACAGAGTTTGTCCACCCCACATTTTTATTATTAGGAGTTAGTGATGACTGAAAAAGCTTGGCTTGACATTGAAAAACGAATTGATGCACTCATGGAGCGTAGAGGTATTTCTGGTCATACAGCTGCGTATAGATTTATAATAGACTTTAAAGCACATTTGAGTCGGGAGGATCGAATTGCGCCAGGAGGAAGTGCTGAAAAAACTTTAAGTCTTTTAGAGGAAGATGAAAACCTTACATCTTATACAATATTTAGAAATAATTTCAGAAAGAAAATCAGTGAACTAATAAGTGAACCTTTGATGAATGATGAAATATTCCCAAGATTGTTTGATGTTTTGGTGGATAATAAAGGTAAAGGTATCGGTGCAGGAGAACTGGTGTTACCGCTTATTATTTCTCATTATGAATTTTCAACTGACAGTGACGGAAAAACTCCTGATGGTAAAACCGAGTTGAAGAAAAATGGTGCTAGTCTTAAACCTATTGAAAAAGGAGTTACTCAGGAAGGATTAGTAGATAAACTTAATAAGAAGTATTTTAAAGGTAAGGCACCAGGATATTTAAGAAAGGATTTGTTCAAGAAACATACTGACACAGTAACAGACCCTAAAGTCTATAAGTATTATTTTGAAGAATTATATCCGACTTGTGATACAACAGAACTATTTGAAAGTGTATTAACTTGTTATAAAGATCCTGTATTATTTAGAGAAGCAGTTGGTAAGTTTGCTCTTAGCAATTATCAACGAGTTGATGGGTGGAATAATATTATAATTATGGATACTGAGAAGAAGAATGTTGTTGTAAATATTAAGGACGTTAATAATATTGATGAATTAGGTTTAAAGTTTACACCAAAACTTGTCCGCAAAAAAGATACACAAGCTATCGCTGATGGTTATGTAAATGTGAAGATATAATGAAACCTCTTTTCATGTGGGCCGGCGGTAAGAATAAGATGCTTAAGCATTATGTAGATTTAATGTCGCCCTATCCAATAGAAACATATTCTGAACCTTTCTTTGGTGGTGGAGCTATGTTTATATATGTGATGGAACATTATCAACCCAAACGAGTTTTTATTAATGACATTAATGAAGGTATCATAAACATCTATAGGCACATCAAAGGAGACTGTAATTCTTTTTGTTCTCTTATGGACAAATACTCCGCAGAATACTTACCATTAAGTAAAGAAGATAGAAAATTATATTATTACACTTTGCGTACAGAAAATGCAGAGGATTATCTAAAATGGTCTTCCCTTGAAGAATCCGTAGTCTTATATTTTTTAATGAAAACAGGATTCAATGGTATCTGGCAGATTAATAAGAATACCAACGGGAGATATGGAACACCATCTGGACTATTAAATCAAAAAGATTCAGTTTATGATAAAGAAAATCTAAAAGAGTGGAGTTATGTTCTCAATAGTACAGACTCAGTAATTACATCTGGTGATTGGAAGGAAGTACCAATGGGTGATTTCACATTCTATGATCCTCCTTATAGAGATTCTTTTGCAGACTATAATACAAAGTTTCCAGATAGTGAGACGGAAGAACTGATCCGTAGAGTAGAGAATAATAATAATGTTTGGTTATGTAATAGAGATAGTGGTGATATGTTTTTTGAGAATCGTAGAGCCTCATTAAAGAAGTTTCCTATTACATATACCGCAGGACGCAGAAAGAAAACAGAGAATGGTTTTTCCGCCAAGAAGGCAACAGAAATTTTATTATATAATTAACTTGACTTTTAACTTTTATTATGAGATAATAAGTACATGGCAAAAATAAATTATGCGTTTAGTGAAGATAAAGTGATTCGTGACCTACAAAAATATGTAGATGGTACTTATGATAAGCATTATGCTCAACGACAGTATCAGGCTACACAGTTCATAGAAGATTGTGGTCACGGTGAAGGATTTTGTATGGGTAATATTTTAAAGTATGCCCAACGATACGGCCGTAAGGGTGGCAAGAATCGTGCTGACCTTATGAAAATTTTACATTATGGAATAATCATGCTACATATACATGATACGGAGAGTGAAGATGAAACTAAGTAAAAACACGGTAGAAATTCTAAAGAATTTTTCTCAAATTAATCAAAACATTTTGGTAAAGTCTGGTAGTAGTCTAAGGACTATGTCCACTATGAAAAACATTTTAGGTGAAGCTTCTATTACAGAAGATTTTCCAAAAGAGTTTGGAATCTATGACCTTAATGAGTTTCTTGGTGTAGTCAGTTTGGTAAATGATGCTGACATAGAGTTTGGTGACAATTATCTTACTGTTAATGATGGTAAAACAAAGATCAGATATTTCTATTCTGATCCTTCTATTCTTACAACACCACCTGATACTTTTAATGCTCCAGGATGTGATGTGTCATTTAAAATTTCTCAAGAAACTTTGGAGAATGTATTGAAGGCATCAGCTGTAATGCAATTGCCTGATGTAGTTGTTGTGCCTGGTAAGATTACATCTACTGATCTAAAAAATACAACATCTAATAATTATAATGTTGACATTGATACTCTAAACAATCCAGATTTTAAGTTTCATTTCAAAGCGGATAATTTGACCAAAATAAAAGCTGGTGATTATACATTTAATGCTTCAACAGAAGCTGGTGTGAGTAATTGGAACGGTCAAGAAGCAAATTATTGGATCGCCATGGAGGCAAACACAAACTAGGAGAAAGGTTATGAAGCAGCAGTCAGGTTTCACCTTAATCGAGTTGATGGTAGTTGTTGCTATCATCGGAGTATTAGCAACCATTGCTACACCACAATATGGAAACTATGTAGCACGAGCACAAGTCTCAGAAGGTTTTGCTTGTGCCGGCCCACAGAAACTTGCCGTTGCTGAATACTACCAGATGAATGGTAGTTTCCCAGCAGATAATAAAGAAGCAAGTGCTGATTCGTGTAGTGGTGAGTTTACCGAATCAGTTTCAATAGATGAAGAAGGTGTGCTCATAGTAACAATGGGAAGTGGATCCTCAGATGCTATATCAGGCAAAACATTTAGTTTGAATCCTAAAGCAAATGGAGGTTCTATTTCTTGGGATTGTGAAGCAATTACAATAGAAGAAAGATATTTACCTTCTCTGTGCAGCATTGCTAGTAGTAGTTCATCAACAGCATC